TTTAGCTGTATTTGATTTTCATTTAATGTTTGTTCAATAGTCATTTTATCATCCCGCAAGGTTGTTTAAGGTTTTATCCTTAATAGGTTTATTTATATAATCTAAGTATCTTTGTTGATTGAGCCATGTAGTTGGGTGTGGTATAAACTTTTGTTCTGTAGCTTCATTTTCTTTCGCGAAAACCTTAGTTGCATAAATTATTTTTGATTGATTTTTCTCATTAAATTTCATAAAGCTTTTAAGAGCTTGGTATTTCCCAACCCTTCTAGGATATTCTTTCCAAAACTCTTCAAAAAATATATCTTTAGAACTCTTAGTTATAGTTTTTGTATCATCTTTAGTATTAGAGGGTTCTGACACCCCTTCCCTACGGGTCTGAACACCGCTAGGGGTTGATACACCCATACCTAATAAAAGGTGGTATCTATTACTTGTGTAACCACCATTTACAGTTTTTCTGTGTTCTATTTTTATATAGCCTAGTTCTTCAAACTCTTTAATAGTTTTTTGTATACCTTTCGTATCTTTAAGACCTATTATCTTGGCTATATGACCGTAAGATGGATAACAAGTACCTTTCTCATCAGCATAGTTACCTAATATTACTAGAATTAGTTTTTTTGTTGGAGTCAAGTCGTTTGTCTTCAAGGCGTAATTGAGGTATTCAATAGACATATTTATTCCTAATGATTGTAAGGGGAAGGTGTAAAAAAATTCTTTTCAATATATTAAATCACCAAGACTTTATATACCTGATACGCGTTACAAGTCTATCAGTTATATCTTTAAGTCTTTGATCTTGCATTGTCGCGTCTGGATTTGACATTCCATTAACAGAACAGTCTATATCAAAACAATCTAGTTTTTTGTTAACATTACAAAAACTGCTCCAACAATTACCTATAGGAGCTTCATAATTGGCAACTGCTAATTTTGCATGTAAGACCATATTTTTATTGTAATCATATACATCTGTTTCAAGACTAGTTACATACAAAGCCATTCTACGAAAGTATTTACTTAGTATTTTAATTTCAGAATTTGTTAAAGGCTTCTCTTCTTCGTTATATATCTTCATGACTAGAAAACCCAAACACTCGTTAACATAATTTTCAATTTCGTTTTTAAAATAATTCATTTTATTTAATTCCCGCTATTTAAAGCCTGTCATTTTAATTAAGTGAGCCACCAGTAAATTCTGACGGCGTACAATTATTATTAAGTATGCGCCTTTAAATTCAAAAAGAAAACCCCTTTTGGAATAATATCTAATTTATTTTAAGAAAAGTGTTATTTTTAAGCGTTTTTGGAATATTATTCTGATAAGATATGATAAATAATGAACATTAAAACTCAACAAACAAAACTTACTGATACAAAGAAGTTAAAAATACGTAATGATTTTGTTCACGGACTTGACGCAGAAGATAAAAAAATATTTCCTACGCTTGATGAATTATGCAAAAAATATAAGGTTGCAAAAAGCACAGTTTACAGAGTTGCAAGAACTGAAGGTTGGAAATTACAGAAAGAGCAACTTCAATCTGAATACATAAAACAGTTAGATAGAAAAAGAAGTAAAGATATGGCTAACAAGTCATTGAAAACTGATGATAGGACTTTACAACTCGCTGATGCAATATTTGTTACTATTGCACAAACCCTACAACAAAATAATCAAGAATTACAAAAAGGAAAAAAGGGATTAGCACCACAAGGCATAAATGCAATAGCGCAAGCTGTTTCAATCGCACAAAGAGTTTCTAAATTGGCTTTAGGAGAAGCGACACAAAAAATAGATGCAACAATCAACGAAAACACAAACGAAGCGTTCCGAAGAGCTATGGAACTCCTTGACGAAGTTGAAGACAGCAGAGTCAGAAGCATACAACCTACGCATTAGTTGGCTTGAAACTGCTAGAGATAAACAACTACAACCTAAATATATAAAGCATTATATATGGCTAATATTAGCAGGTAGAGGTTGGGGAAAAACAAGAACAGGTGCGCAAGACACTGCGTTATTTGCACTTAGAAACCCTAATAGTATATGTGCTGTAGTAGCTCCTACACATGGCGATCTTAGGAGAGTATGCTTTGGAGGTCCTTCTGGTTTATTATCTATCATACCTAAAGAATGTTTACTAGAGTCAAAAGATCAGAAAGGCTATTCATCAAGTGTATCAGAAATAAGATTATTTAATGGCTCTAAAATAACTGGATATGCAGCATCAGAACCTGAAAGACTAAGAGGACCTCAGTTTCATAGAGCTTGGTGTGATGAAGTAGCTGCATGGCGTTACCCTGAAGCATTTGACCAGTTAATGTTTGGTCTTAGATTGGGAGAAAATCCCCAATGCGTTATAACCACTACTCCAAAGCCTAGTAAATTAATTAAAGACTTAGTTAAAAGAGAAGATTGTTACGTAACAAGTGGGTCTACATTTGAGAATGAAGCTAACCTTGCTGACAGCGCTCTGAAGATGTTAAAAGAAAAATATGATGGCACTAACTTAGGAAGACAAGAGCTATATGCAGAGATTATAGATGCCTTTGAAGGAGCTTTGTGGAAGCCTGAATTAATAGAAAAAGCTAGAGTTCAAGATAAGCCTACCATGTCTCGCATTATTGTAGCTATTGACCCTGCTGTAACTAATAATCCTGATAGCGATGAAACTGGTATAGTAGTAGTTGGCAAAGATGCTAATAATGAGTATTATGTAATAGATGATATATCAGGAAAGTATACTCCTGATGGTTGGGCGAGAAAAGCTATCAACTCTTATTATGATTGGCAAGCTGATATTATAGTAGCAGAGGTTAATAATGGCGGAGATTTAGTAGAGAAGATGCTTAGAAATATAGATCATAATGTTTCTTATAGAAGCGTTAGGGCTACGCGAGGTAAAATTTTAAGAGCCGAACCTGTATCAGCGTTATATGAACAAAGAAGGGTGCACCATGTAGGTGTTTTCCCTCAGCTAGAAGAACAGATGTGTAGCTATACAGGAGAAGCTAATACTGGCTCACCTGATAGACTTGATGCCTTAGTGTGGGGTATAACAGAATTATCTAAGTCTAAAGGACAAGTAAACTGGAGAATAAGCTAATGGCACAACGAACATTTCTACAAAGATTGTTTAATATAAAACAAGAACAAACTAAAGCATCAAACATGATGGGATATTTCGGAGTGAACACCGAAGAAGCACGACAATACAAATATGAAGATTTAGCAAAAGAAGGTTATCTTAAAAATGCTATTGTTTATAGATGCGTCAATGAAATAAGTAAAGGAGCAAGCGCAGTTCCTTTGCTGTTAAAAAACGGAGATGATAAAGTTGAGGATCATGAATTATTATCCTTACTTAACAGACCCAACCCATTACAATCTTATTCTGAATTTTTTAATAGTCTTTTTGGCTATGTACTTCTTAGCGGCAACGCTTACATTCTTAAAGTAGGTGGTGAGAATGGTGCTCCAAAAGAACTACATCAATTAAGACCTGATCGTATACAAATAAAAGGTAGTGGAAATGCAATACCTGATAGATATGAATATGTGATGAATGGTAGAGTTCATGCTACATATCCAGTAGACCAAGTAGACGGATACAGCGAAGTTAAGCACATTAAGTTATGGAATCCGTTAGATGACTATTACGGACTATCTCCAATGAGTGCTGCTGCTGTAGAAATAGATCAATTCAATATGTCTAGTAAACATAATGTGAACCTATTACAAAACGGAGCAAGACCAAGCGGAGCTGTAATATTTAAGCCACAAGATGATGCAGGTTTCGCAGTAAATCTAACTGAATCTCAAAGACAACAACTGCTTACTGATATGAACAATAGATTTGCTGGAAGCAATAATGCAGGAAGACCAATGTTGCTAGAAGGTGATTTTGATTGGAAAGAAATGGGTCTTTCTCCTAAAGACATGGACTTTCATCAATTAAAAAATATGGCTGCTACTGATATAGCTTTATGTTTTGGTGTCCCTAGTCAGCTTGTAGGCGTTCCTGATAGTCAAACTTATAGCAATGTAGCCGAAGCAAGACTAGCTTTATATGAAGAGACCATTATTCCACATCTTAGAAAGATAGCATCAGACCTAAACGAATGGTTAGTGCCTATGTTTGACGATAGATTAAAATTAGAGTTTGATATTGATTCTATCCCTGCATTGTCAGAAAGAAGAAAAAGAATTTATGAGAATGTTGCAAGCGCTGTTAGAGAAGGCATTATGACGCGTAATGAAGCTAGAGAACAACTTGGATTAAATTTAATAGACGGAGCTGATGAGCTTTACATATCAGCAAATATGTTTCCTTTAACAGATGAGACAGTTGAGACTCCTGACAATCCTGTTAGTGATGAAGATTTAGAAGATTATCAAGATCAAGAAAATGTAGAAGAAGACGATAAAAACATAGATAAAGAGCTTATTAATATTTTAAAAGCTATAGATGATATAGACACTACGCCAACAGAAGCGATGGCAACTGAAGCTCAAAGAGGTTTAAACTGGAGAAGGGAATTCAAAAGAGGTGGCACGTCAATCGGTGTTGCTAGAGCAAATCAACTGGTCAATAAAGAAAACTTATCCTCTGACACTGTGAAAAGGATGTACAGTTACTTTTCAAGGCACGAAGTAGATAAGCAAGGTCAAGGATTTAAAAAGGGTTCAGAAGGCTATCCAAGCGCAGGTAGAATTGCATGGGCTTTATGGGGTGGTGATGCAGGATTTGGATGGTCTAGAAAAGTAAGAAATCAAATAGAGAATGAATTAGATGGTAAGGCAGAAGCAGGAAGTCTAAAAGTTGGTGATATGGTTTCTTGGGATAGTTCAGGTGGTAGAGCTAGAGGCAAAATAACTAAAATTGTTAAGACGGGTAAATTAAACATACCTGATGTTGATTTAACATTGAACGCGACAGATGAAAACCCTGCTGCACTTATACGAGTATATCAAGGTGGCGAACCATCAGATGTAATCGTAGGACATAGATTTGCTACTCTTAGAAAATTGTAATGGAGCCATCGCAAAGAAGATTTAATACATTCCGTATTGGTCGGGTAAATGCGAGACAAGAACTTAGAAAACAATTATTAATCAGAAATAACCTAGAGAAAAGATTTTATAAAAGATTAAACACATTGTTTAGAAAGTATTTAAATACTACTCTATATTTATATAAAGAATTCGGTGTATACGAAGCTGAAATAACACAAAGAAGACTTAACGAAGAATTTATGCCCTTAATACTTTCACATTACAGAAGAGTGTTTACAGTAATTTATAAAAATAACGAAGATAACTACATACAAGAAAGAAAAGCAGCAGAAGCTTTTATTTTTGGGAGGAGCGTTGACTTTGAAAGTTTAGTTGAACAATACTTTAATGATCGTCAACTTATATTAGTTGGGATTACTAACAGGATAGCTACAAGAATTAGTAATCTTATAGAACAAGGTAGAGCAGACAATTTAACATTGCCGCAGATTGCAAAACTAGTTTCAGATAAATTTTTGCCGATAACTAGAAGCCGTGCTGCTCTTATAGCAAGAACAGAAACCCACAATGCTGCAAGTTTTGCTAATCATTCTTACCATTTAACTCTTGAAGAAAATACAGGTATGAAGATGTTAAAAAAATGGGTAGCTACTAATGACATTAGAACAAGACCAGCGCACTCTAATGCAAGCGGTCAAATTGTAGATATCAATGAAAATTTCACAGTAGGTGGTGCACCAATGAGTTATGCAGGAGACTCTAAAGGTGGTGCAAAAAATGTTATTAATTGTAGATGCGTTATCGTTTATGTTGATGAAAGAGATATAGAATAAAAAAAGGCTCAGTTAAGAGCCTTTGATTAATATTGTTATTTTATATGTAAATAATGTTGTTTAAATCTTTTAACCACTTTTCTTCTATCTTTGTAATATCAAAGACCTTTCCAAGCTCATCAGTTTGAGAAGCATTTATAATTGCTGTTTCATATTGTGTTATGTTCCAAGCATCCCATTCAAAACTTGCATCATAGTCAAAAAGATACTCAGCAGCTTCATCTTCTCCTAGGCTGGTTATGTTCTCTAAATCTCCCTCACCTATAGTAATGCCATAGTTTTCAAACTCAGTCTCACATCCATAGCTGATAGGTGCGTTATTCTTTAGTACAGCAGCATAACTAGGTTCTAAAAGAGCTTTAAGCCTTTTCATATTAACAATTTTTTGATTATCTTTGTTTACATGCTTGGCTTGTAAAAACTCTACAGTTCCACCATCAAAACCTTTTAGCATTTCTATAACTAAAGGTATGTTGTAACCCCAGTCATGTATATCTTCATGATTGTCGTTAAGCCAATGGTCGTAAGCTGAATGTCTAAACATCACCTTATTTTTCTTGGCTTCTTCTAGTATTGTTATTAGTAGCGGTTTCATTACGCCACCTCTAAATTTTGCCAAAAAACAACATACAATGTCTCTTTTTGTGCTGTATCATCATTATAACAAATATCATATTCTTCTATAGCAATATCCATTAGGCTACCTATAGTTCCTTCAGCACTTTTTATACTCCAACCATTTTTGACTAAAAGCTTGATTGCTTCACCCATCCAAATGTAGTCAGTAGCTTGTTCAGGTGTTTCAGCTTCTTCCCAAAAATCTCCACACTCAATATGGTTATTAAAAAGTTTTACTGCTTTTTGTTGGTTGTTAGTTAGTTTTTTCATTTTATTTTACCTTGCTATTTAAAGCGTTTATCAATTTATTATATAAGTATCGCTGATCCTAATACAAAAGTAAACCCTTTTTGGAATATTAATTAAATTAGTTAAATATCTCTATATATTGTGCTTGAATAATATATGCATTACTATATGTAGATATAAATGCCATAATGGTATAAATTTATAACAGCTTATTGGGAGACAAAACTATGTCAAGTGAATATACAAATTCAGAACAAACATTAGATGTCTGTACTAACCAGTACGATTCACAAGAATATTCTATACAGAATGATACAAAAGAAGAAATATCTAAAGATGCATTTGACAATCCAATAGAAGCTAATGCTAGAGCAAAAGAAATAGGATGTGTAGGAACTCATTCAATGGACAAAGACGGAAACAAAATATACATGCCATGTAAGACTCATGATGAATATACAGAACTTACTGGAAGAGAAGTCAGTGGTTATGGAAAGAAACCAAAAAAAGACAGTGATGATTCACTAGACAATCTAGCTGACTTAAAATCATTTATTGAAATAAAATCAGATATCAAAGCTTATTATGACGAAGAAGAAGATAAAAACTATGGTACTTTTGAAGGCTATGGTTCTGTATTCGGAAATAAAGATTTAGGCAATGACGTAATAGAGCCTGGAGCTTTTAAAAAATCTCTAAAAAGCAGAAAACCACAAAGCGTTAAACTTTTGTATCAACACAAATCTGATATGCCTATTGGTGTATTTGACGAGATAAAAGAAGATGAGTATGGCTTAGTTGTAAAAGGCAGATTAGCTCTTAAAACACAAGCAGGAGCAGAAGCTTACGAATTATTAAAAATGGGTGCTTTAGATGGTCTTTCTATAGGCTTTAGAGTAAACCCTGAACAAGTTTCATATGATAGGCGTGCAAATAAACGTATTATCAAAGAAGTAGACTTAATGGAAGTTAGTCTTGTTACTTTCCCAATGAATCCACAAGCTCTTGTGCGTTCTGTGAAGGGTCAAGAAATTTCTATAAGAGAATGGGAAAAAGGACTGCGTGATGCATTCAACTTATCTCGTTCAGAATCAAAGATGGCTGCAAAAGCAGTCACTGATGTGTTTGTTCAACGAGAGGTTGATACGAGTGCTGAATTGGTAGATGCCATAAAGAACTTAACTTTAACCTTAAAATCTTAATAGGAGATTATTATGTCGGAAGATATAAAAAATGCTATAACTGATCTTGGTTCAACTTTCAACGAATTTAAGAAAGTCAATGACGAAAGATTAAATAGTATAGAAAAAGGCGAAGGAACAGCGTATGTAGATGAGAAAATGACTAAGTTAGAAGCCAAGATGGATTCTTACGAGGACATGAACCAAAAACTAACTACTGCTGAAGCCAATGCCGAAAACATCAAAAACCAATTAGATGAACTACGAACAGTAGTAACAAGACCGAACTCAGGTTTTGAGTCTAAGCAAGTAGATGAGTATTTAAATGCGTTTGACACTTATTGCAGAAAAGGACTGGAAGGTCTTGATGTAGCTGAGAAGAAAGCGTTAACAGTCAGCAATGACTCCACTGGTGGTTACTTAGCACCGCCTGAATATGTGAAAGAGTTATTGAAAGAAATAACTGAAATGTCGCCTATCAGAAGTATCTCTAGAATTAGAAATACAAGTGCTAGAAGTATTCAAGTCCCAAAAAGAGAAGGCACTTTTGCTGCTCAATGGGTTGCTGAAAGTGGAACTAGAGCTGAAACAACTGGTTACAGAGTTGGATTAGAAGAACTACCTGCACACGAATTGTATGCATTAGTAGATATTTCTGAGCAAGACTTAGAGGACTCATTGTTTAATCTTGAAGCAGAAATGCAATCAGAATTTGCTACTCAGTTTGCTGTAGCAGAAGGAACATCATTTGTTAATGGTTCATCAGTAGGACAGCCTGAAGGCTTCTTACAAAATGGTTCTGTTGGTGATATTGCTTCAGGTTCTAATAGTGCATATGACGCTGATGATTTAATTGGACTAGTGCATAGCATTAAATCTGATTATTCTAAAAATGGAACATGGGTTTTTAATAGAAACACATTGTCTAATATTAGAAAGCTAAAAGATGGTGCAGGACAGTATGTATTCCAAGCAGGAATGTCATTACAAGGTGGTGTTACTAACACTATTCTTGGACATCCTTATGTGGAAGCTACAGATATGCCTAATGCAGCACAAGATGCTTCTATGATTGCCTTTGGTGATTTTAGAAGAGGATATATGATAGTTGACAGAATTGCTCTTGCAGTTCTTCGTGATCCTTTCACTCAAGCTACTACTGGTAATG